CCTCCGTCACTTTACACTCCCTTCTATAAACTATAAACAATACACAGGTTAACGCCCTTCAATACAACGTTCCCCAATGCCCCCTCGCTTCGCGTCTACCGTGTTTGCGAGGGCGGCTGCACCCTCACGACGGATTAAGTTCGTGGTACCCGCCTCTCTCAGAGTACCTGATCAGCTTCGCCCGTCCCACACTTCTGACATTCCAGACTTGGCGCCTTCACTCGGTGTCCACGTTGAGGGTTTCCTTCCCGTTGTTCCCGGGCAGGATCCCGACAGCTTTCTCGCTGCCGTGGACAAGCGCATCAATTATGTTGATGACGCCAAGCTCGATGATGCCTTCATGGCTCTTTCGAGGAAGAATTTGCGACGCCTTACGGGCGGCCGTTATTGGCCCAAGATCGCATTCACGAAGGAGCTCTTTGATGACCATATGTCGAAGTTTGGTCCTGAAAAGGTCGCCCGGATGGAGGAAGCTCTGGCTTCTCTCCCGGACATGACAGCCCAACATTACACTGACAAGAGTGTTTTTGTGAAGGTAGAGGCTCTTCTCAAACGTCATGATCCAACCTGGGCGCCCCGTATCATTTTTCAGGGCACTGACCAGTACAATGCTTTGGCTGGTCCTATGTTCGGAGTCCTCATGGGGCGTCTGAAATCATGTCTTGGCACCTATGATCACAACGGTATCAGGATGGAAACTGCCTACAAGATGACAACTGATGAAATTTCTGATTGGCTCATGCCCGTCAGGAAACCAAAGTTTCTGGAGAGCGACTTCTCCGGAAATGACAAAACTCAAGTGTCTTCTGTCCTCGATTTGGAGCTGTTCCTCATGCAGCTTCTCGGGGCTCCTAGGTGGTTTCTTCGTCTCCACCGCCTCTCCTCCAAAACTCGCGTCCAGAACCGCGAGTTTGGTTTCCGCGCTGAAGTCACATCCATGCTTGCCACTGGTGTCGTTGACACCACTTTTCGCAACACGGCATGGAATGCGACCATATTTATGTGCTGGGCACACAAATATCCTCACAGCGCCAAGGGGAGAGTGATATTTTTAGGTGACGACATGCTTTTTGTCGCATCCATCCTTCCCCGCAAGGCTACCTTGTCTTACAAGCGTGTGAGTGTTCGCGCTCACATGGTTGTCAAGGTGTCTCGCTCTCGCTTCTGGCACGAAGTGTCCTTTTTGTCCCGTCATTTCGTTGAAAACGATTCAGGACGTGTAGTCATGGTACCCATGCTGTCCCGTCTCCTGGCACGTTTTTCAACCCGGGCAAATTTTAATCAGGAAGTCTCGGACGATACTTATATGGCGTCTAAGTCTCTCAGCTATGCTTATGAGACTCGTCATTGTCCTTGGCTTTCAACGCTTCTTGTCAGCCGATCTGCCTACCATGTTTCTTTGGGTGGAGAGTTGCGCCTTGACCAGATGTCGTATCACTCTGCGACGGTGGTCAACCAGAAACGTCTTCTCGTTTCGGCTTTGCGCAATGTCGACCCCGAACATTGTTGTGGAGACTGGGAGTATTCCCGGTTTCTGTTCCGTAGGTATGGTCTCGTTCTTAGCGATCTTGAGGATGATGTTGACTTCATCATTTCCACGCCTTTCCCACAGTCGTTTGATGGTGCTGCCGTCCTTCAGCTGTGCCGGCATGACCTTCTGAAGTGACACTCTTTATGGGGACCGGTTTCCGACCCTGCCTTCCTCGAAGGCACACTTCAAAAAAAAAAAAAAAAAAAAAAAAAAAAAAAAAAAAAAAAAAAAAAACACAAAAAAAAAA